GGCATCTATGGGAATAGATGATGATACTACTACAACTACAACTTCTGAAGAAGAAGAGCTAGATGATGACATCACTAAAGATGATGATATAACTACTGGTGTAAATACAACAGGAACCGATACAGTAGGTGGTGGTGTAGACGGAACCATTGATTTAGACTCTGACTTTTCAGGTACAGACTTTACATCTACAATACCTACTACCGATGTAATAAATATAGGTGCAGGTGAAGTTGCTCCAATAGATCCTAATGTTTCTCAGACAGTAAATCAAGCTGTTGGTGGTGTTAATTATCAAGGTGTTACTCCTGGTAATTACAATGTTACTCAATCTACTGGAACTCCAGGTTCTATAACATCCCCTACAACAGGTTACGTTGGAGGTAGTGTATCACCTCAAGCAAACGTTACTGGTACATTTACACAACCTGCAGCAACTGCAGGAATGTCTGCAGTGCCTGGATCTATAATGTATAAAACACAGTATGCAGGTACTCAAGGTGCTGTACCACAAGGTACTGTTGCAACTGCTCCTGGAACTGGTCAAAATATACAATCAGGTTATGAGCAGCATCCATACGTAAATAAACAGACTACTCAAGAGATAATGGTAACTGAGTTTAATGGTCAACCTGTTACGTATGTACCTCCAGGATTTGTCAGAAAGTTTGCTAAGTCTTCAGCTTCTACTCAAGCAACGTCAGTAGACCCAAATGTAACTGGTGTAGCTGCAGGTGGTGATATAGATAGAGATACTATACTAGCTAAAAGATTTTTAGGCTTTGAAGGATCACCCAGTGAGCTAGAAGGATTCTTAGCATCAAATCCAGGTGCATCCTCTCGTATGGGTATGTATAGATCTGCAATGGGTAAACAAAATCCTAATGTAGTTCCTAACGAAACAAATATAGCAGGACAACCTCACAGACTTGCATATGTAAATCCACAAGAAGAAAAACTTCTTGAAGCTGCAGGAGGTGCAGGTGTACCTTCTTATGGTGGCATACCAACTTACTTTAGTTTAGCCCCAGGAACTACTGTAGGTGAAACAGCTACAGATCCTACTACAGGAACTATATATACATGGAACGGTACAGGTTGGGATATTACATCAACTGCATCACAAACTCAAACAGCTCCTGCAGGTGTAAATCAAGATCAATTTAAAGCTATGCAGCAAGGTCTTATTACTCAAACAATGCAGCCAATACAGTCTGGAGTTTCTGGTATAATACCCAACGCATATGACTTTATTCCTGTAGATGCAGGTATGACTGTACCTCAAGCACCCTTTGCTGAAGCTGCTACTGCAGGTACAACTTCTGTAGCAGGTCAGCCTATCTTACCTAATGTACAAACTGCTTCTACAACTGCAACTCAACCAGATGTAAAAACACAAACTGATTCTCTAACAGCTCAAACTCTAGGAACTCTGACACAAGGTATTACTGGTCAAACTCAAGACACAAGTTCTGTTTCAGATCTAGGTGCTGCAACTAGTACAGCTCAAACAGTTCAAGGTGTTGCAGGGCAAGCAGGAGTTCCCACAAGAACTCTAGATACAACCACAGGAGAAAGTGGTGAAGTAGTAACAGGTACTGGTGTTGATCAAACTAGAGTAGGTCAAGCTTTTGGTACTGGTGAAGTACAAGCTGCATCCGTACAAGATGAACTAGCAAGTCTTATGTCTCAGTTTGATGATGGTCAAACCCCTGCATGGGCTGCAGGATCTATGCGTAGAGCTACGGCTGTAATGGCAGAAAGAGGACTTGGTGCTTCTTCTATGGCAGGTCAGGCTATTGTACAAGCAGCTATGGAAGCTGCACTACCTATCGCACAGATTGATGCAGGTAATAAACAGCAGATGGCTCTGTTTAAAGCTGAACAAAGAGCTAAGTTTTTACAGATAGACTTTGATCAGGCTTTTCAACGTAAGGTTATAAATGCAGCAAGAGTTTCTGAAATAGCTAATATAAACTTTAATGCAGATCAGCAAATTGTATTAGAGAACTCAAGAGCTGCAAACACTATGGATCTTGCTAATCTAAGTAATAGACAGGCACTACTATTATCTGAAGCTGCTGCACTTGCTAACTTAGATATGGCAAGCCTAGGTAACTTACAGCAAGCTCAAGTTCAGAACGCACAAAACTTTTTGCAGATGGATATGGCTAACTTAAATAATAGACAGCAAACTGAGATATTTAAGACTCAGCAAAATATAGCTTCAATATTAACTGACTCAGCTGCTGAGAATGCTGCAGAACAGTTTAATGCACAGAGTGAAAATCAGAGAAATCAATTCTTTTCTAACTTGTCTTCTATAGTGTCACAGTTTAATGCTTCTCAGTCAAATGCTATGGATCAGTTTAACTTAAACAATGTTAACTCTTTGAGAAAATTTAACTCTGAAATGCAGAATCAAAGAGATTTGTTTAATGCTCAAAACGGTTTAGTAATAGCTCAAGCTAATGCTAAGTGGAGACAGAACATAGCCACTTTAAATACCAGTGCTCAAAACGAAAGTAACATGGATTTTGCTAAAACTATAAATGCTTTATCAGCTAAGAATTTAGATGAGATATGGCAGAGAGAACGTGATATAATGAGTAATGCTTTTGTAGCCAGTCAGTCTGCTGCAGATAGAGCATTACAAATTGTAATGGGTGATAAGTCTTTAGAGTCTGTAAGAATGCAATTAGCAGCTAAAGAAGATGCAAATGACACAGAGCTTGCGATGAGGTTTTTATTTCCTGATTCTGAAGGCGGTGGGTTTAGTTTTTTCCCTGACTTTTCATAGTAAAAATTAATTAAGGATACGTAAATATGAGTTTAAAATATGGAAAAGCTTATGCAGACTTAGATGAAGCTGTTAAAGAGGGTGGAGCTGCTGCAGTAAAAGCTTCTAAAAACATACGAGAGGTTCGTAGTGGTTTAATGAGTTCTGATAAAGAAGCTATAGAAAATTTATTAGAAGGGGACGAGTCCTCTGTTGAAGATCGTATGGCAGATAGATTGTTAGAAAAATATAAACTTGTTAAAGAGTCTAATAAAAGATTGTTAGAAAGAATTAAAACTGAAATTGATGGAGATGGGAGTACTACCTGATGAAGATAACTGACAGACCAATACCAGGTCAATCTCTAACAGCAGAGCCTAGAAGTCAAGCTTTTGAAAGACCTCCTGAAATAACTGATCCAATAGAGGCTCTAGACGTACACCTAGATAATCTTTCTACTAAAGATGCCGTAGGAGATTTAATATCTTTTGTGGAGTTGGGTGTAGACTTAGTTACCTTAGTTCAAGGTATACTTAGAAGTGCTGTTATGGGAGGAATACACAGTATTGATGTAAGTTTAATTATTGCTCCTGTCATACACGAACACATAAAGGGTGTCTTAGATGCTTCTGGCGTAAAGTATGAAGAGGGTTTTGAAGATAAAGAAGGTAAAAAAGCTTTAGAGTATAAACGTGATGTGGCTCGTGCAAAGAGAATGTTAAGTGATGCAGACTCTGAACCAGAAGTTGCAGAAATAAAAGAAGAACCAATAGAGATAGAAGAAGAGCCAGTAGTTAAAACTGGTCTAATGGCGAGGGCGTAGTTATGGCATTTAGTTCTGCAGGTGCAAATGCATTCTTTGATAAAAGAGATGCAGCAAGAGAAAAACGAAGAGATAAAGAAGAACTGAGGAGAGAGAAAGAGCTAGATAGGGCGTTTCAAAGAGAAAATAGCTTGTTTGCTCTTAGCCTAGAAAATTTAAAAGATAGTAATAAGTACCTTAAAGGTGATAAATATACTTCAGCTGTAAAAGCAAATCAAACTCTACGTCAAGGTCTTATGGATTCAGACTTAACTGCAGAAGATTTACAATTTTACGAGCCGATATTAGAAGATCCTTTTGCCGCCCAGTTTGTACAAAATTTCATAGAAGAACGTGCAGGACAAGGTTTAAATATAACATACTCAATGATTCCTAGTATGTTAAATGTTGTATCGTCTAATGCACCAGAGACTGAAAAAATAGATTTTATAGAGAGAATTACTGGAACAGATTTTACAGGAGAAGCTGGTATAAAAAGATATAGAGAGTTAGCAACAGAAATAGTTTCTGCTCCATCTGAGATTCAATCTACACTTTTTGTTAGTCCAAAACCAGGTATGAGTATAAACACTAAAAACAGAGATGCTTATAATAAAGAAATGGTTAAAAAAGTTGAAGCTCAAGTAATGCCTTTAGCTAGACGTATGCAAAGAACTTTATTCTCAGAAAGAGGTGCATCAGATAATGAAGTACAAAGATTAACAAGGCTTATAGAACAAGTTGAATCTGCTGGATCTGGATCAGAAGCTGCATTAAGACTACTGTTAGAAACTGTTGAATATAATAAAGAATCTTTTGATGAGCTTGTAAGACTATATCCAATGGATTTTATAGATTGGGAAGCAAATCCATTTTTATCAGGTATGCCTGAGTTATTCCCTGACTTAGAAGAGTAATACATGGCTCAAGTTACAATACAAGATCTGAGAGATAATTATCCTCAATATATAGATCTAACAGATGATCAGTTAGTTGAGAAATATTCTACAAAGACTGGCATACAGGTTATGTTTCCTGACTCTGAGATAACAACAGCTCAAGGTCTGCTGCCTGAAGCTGGAACATATTCTCAAGACGATATGGTAGGTGACTCTATCTATCCAATTATTGAGGACTATATGCTAGATAGATATGGAACTCAGTCTGTGCAGGGTAGGTCAAAAGAAGATGTTGTAGATATGTATCTCAACAATCGTAGAGGTGTTTCTGTAGGAAATACTGTGCGTGGTCTGTCGGAGATGGACTATATAAATAATATACAAGGTGACTCAGATAAGGTGGCAAGAGCTGCCTCTGCTTATCAACTATACGAAAATATGGCTAACCTATACAGTAAAGAAACTAATTTAGGTGAAAGAGTAGAAGGTACTGTAGATTTTATAAGAAGTGCTATAGTTGATCCAGCAAACTTACTAGCTGGATTCTTAGGTAAAGCTGCCGCAGGTGGTTCTATTCGTGTTGGTACAGAAGTAGCTAAACGAGCTGCACTGAACGAAATGAAGAAGCAACCTACTAAAGAGCTAGCTAAAAAAGTTGGGACTAAAAAGTTTGTTGATGGTTTAAATACTGCACGTAAAGCAGCTAAAACAAAAATAAATGATTATGCTCAACAAACTTTAGGTAAGAGTGTAAAAGAACGTTTATTAACTAAGGCAGCAATTAAAGAAGTAGTCACCGTAGCATCTGTCGACGCTGCAATAGGCACTGGCATGGAATATCTATACCAAGATGGTCTTGTCGATGTTGATGCACAAGAAGATATAAACTACTGGTCAGTTGGTATAGCTGCACTTGGTGGTATTGTACTTGGTGGGTTGCAAGTAGGTTTTATTGCTAGACGTGGTAAATCAGATACTGCAGTACAGACAGCAGAGTTACCTGAACCAGAGGTTGAAGGTTTTCTCTCTGAAGCATCAGAGGCAATAGGAAAATACCTTGATCAAGATGTTGTTCCTATCTCTAGGGATTGGAAAACAAAAATAGAAGGTGGTGCAGTATTATCTAAGGATAGTTTAGATTTTAGTACTGACTTTTTTAAGACATTGTTATTAGGTCACACTAAAGACGACAAAGTTATTTTTAAGGGTATGACACAGATTGCTTATGAAAGAGGTTTTGTTTGGGCAAGACGTTTTGAGGGTGATCGTTTTACTAATTGGATGTCCGATATAATCGGTGGTGTAAGTAATAAAGAAGCTAGAGCTTATATAAGAGCTATAGAAAAAGCAACTGGTAATAAAATTACCCTAAAAAATGATGAGGGTAAAGTTATACCTCGTAATAAAGTTACTGGTAAAGATATTGGAGACATACTTGCTCATAAAATGTCTGAAGCAGGTGCAACTCTTGGAGCAGCAGGACAGTCAGCAAGGCAGCTAGGACTATCAATAAGTGATTTAGAGTTAAAAGATTTATACGAGTCTGCTATAGATGCAGGTTTTGTAAAAAGTAAAAAGAAATCTAAAGAACCAAGCATAGTAGCTGAATCTTTTGCAAAAAATCAAAACAGATTGATTAGACTTTTAGTCTCTCACCCATCTACAAGTGCTCTAAACGTTATTGGTTGGGGTGCTAATACAACATTACAAAGTATATCTGATATAACTCTCTCTCTATTATTAACTGGGAGAGGGACTATACAAAAACTTCTAGGTGATGTAGAAAAAGGTGCTAAAACACAAAAGTTAGCTGCAAACTTATTAAAGTCAAATGCACAAAGAGTTTCTTTTTTGTTTGATCCTGATATGACTTATACAGCTTTTGAGTCTGCTTTACAAAGAAACTCAGCTGCTTTAGAAAAGTTAAATAGTATTCTTCCTGGAGGTGTAGAAGGAACTAATAGGCTACTAACAGACGGTAAGTTTAGTGCCGATCAAAAACTTTTAGGTATGAAGACCGATGCAAAAATTGATTTTATCCAAAAATTAACTCTTGTACAAGCTCAAGATCTTTACACTAAGTCTCAAGAATTTTTATTTCAGATGGATAAAAAACTTAGGATGACTACAGGTAAAGGTTGGAATGAATTTTATAAATCTCCTGATGCTGCTAAATATATGGCAACTAAAGAATATCGTAATATAGAAGCTAGTGCGGTTGACGATACCTTAGAAGCTATCTTTTCTAAGTCTTACAAAGGAAGAGACACAATAGGAACTCTAGCAGGTTATCTAGAGGATGCTAGAAATATACCTGGATTAGGTATGGCTGTACCTTTTGGTAGATTTTTTAACAACACTGTAGCTTTTATGGGAAAGAACACACCTGGTCTAAACATGGTGCTAAGAGGAGCTGGATACTATGATAGTATGGCAAAGGGTGAAGCCTTCTCTAGAAGTTTAGTTAATGCAGGTATTCTGTATACACTGTCTAATCAAGAGATAGAAAACGTCAAAGAAGGACTTCCTGTATACACTGCAGTAGATCCAATGTCAGGACAGTTGTTAGATCAAAAATATGACTTCCCAGTGTCAGCTTATAGGATGGGTGCTAGAATTGTTGCATTAAGTCGTATGGGTGAAAGCCAACAGGCAATGAGTATGTTTGGTCAATTTACTGAGGACTTTGGTGCTTCTGGCTTACTAAGAAACTTAGACACAGCTCAGAGAGACACATTGGAATCTATAAAATTTATGGTTGATCCTGAGAGACGTGATATGGTTAAAGGAGCAGAGATTGCTGCTGTAACTCTTGCAAGTCAATTTGTAAACCCGCTTATGAGACCTTTAGAGCCTTTAAATATTGCTGTTGGGATTGTAGCAGGACCAGATGCAGCTCCTATAGATAGGAAACAAAACAATAAACTTGTTAATAATGCATTTAGGTATATAGATAATATCATACCTTTATTTACAGGAGAACGTTTAGCAGAACCTAAACAGACTGCTGCAGGTGGTAAAGCTGATATACAAACTACAAAAGTATTAGGTGCAAGAACTATTAACTTGACTGATACTAAAAGAGTTATGGCTAGGATGGGTTTAAGAGACTTTACACTAGACTTAGATAAGAAGGTAAAAGATTTAGCTCCATCTGCAGCTAATGCTTATCACGGTATTTTTCATGATGTAATAGAAGCTGAGTCAAGTTTATTACTAGAGTCTACTTGGTTTGAAAGTTTACCTCAAGATGAAAAGCTTGTGCATTGGAAAAGAGAAGTTTTACCCAGAGCAAAAGATTTAGCTAAGTCTTTTTTAAGACTTCAACATTCTGGGCCTGAAGATATTACAAACCAACAGTTTGAGATAGCCAGTAAATACGGTAAAAAAGATATTACAAAAGGTTTAAAAGAATTAAACCTAGACGACTTTGACGAGTTAAAATATGAAGAGCTTTTTATATTAGAGAGGTTCTTAGAAACGCAAAAAGATTTACAAAATCTCTCAATAGAAATGCAGAGATTCGGAGGTTAAAATAAAGGGGGCTAAACGCCCCCTCTTTTTTTATGTATCATCCTCTAACATATAATCTGCCCAATCAAACGATGCCTTTTTAATTTCTTCCATTCGCCAAGTCTGTCTACCTGCTGCAATAAAACCACCCATAGCTTGACCTGCTAAATATAATCTAGGTGATAGCTCCTTGACAGTCGAAGGCTTACGCTTTTGTTTAGCAAACTTTTTAGCTTCTTCTTCGAGACTCTTTGTCAAGTACTTGCTCCTTGTTTTTGAAGTAGGCTTTGTTAAAGCCAAACTCCCAGTCCCTATGATCCTTAGTGTTTTGAACATAGGGATTAACTAAGTTTCCTACTAGGAAACCTCTATAGCCTTGATTAAAAGGTTTAGCTACTTTCGGTTTTGTAATTGAACCAGTGCGCTTAAATACCATTGTGCTTTCTCCAAATCTTGAACGCCATTTTTATATCGCCATCTGTGAAGGTACTTTGCAATATTACCTCTATAGTAACCTATTAACTCCTCATCTGTCAAGAAGTCTTCTATATACTTTATACACTCTATTGTTCCTTGACCGTAGTGTTGAGGTTTACTCACTGGATCATAATCATTACCCATAGTTAAGGTAGTAGGGCTATCGTTAGTTATAGTTATAGTATCAGACAGCTCTGCCATAGCATCATCGAAATTTATCATAGTATTATTAACTCCGCATCTGTGAATGGAATGTGAAAGAACAGTTCACCTTTTCTAATATATCTGCCCTTAGCTTCTGCTAAACTTTCTTTAGTTAGTAGGTAGTCTCGAATACGCCAAGCTTCTTTTAAGTCTTTACGAAAGACATAGAAGTTTAGTACACCGTTCTCACCTTGGTACTTGTCAAGTAATCTTTGTTTACGTTCTGGTATTCTAATCTCCTTCCAATGCTCAGGCCAATCACCTTCCCAAGCTACCTTAACTTCAGCTTCATTAAAGTAGGTGTAACCATGCTTCTGAGAAATAACATCTACGTGATAATTTTCTTCTGTGTTGACTAGCACATGACCCTTCTTCAAAAGGTATGCTATAAGAGCATCCTTTGCTTTAGTGTCATAGGCTTCGTATAAGGCACGATTAAATTGTTTTCTAACTGGTGGCATATATTATGCTCCTATTTATTATAATTATTTGAGGTAAAGTAGGACCATTACAGTCCTACCTTATTTTGTTTAAAGCCCATCTACAAGAGCTTGGGTTTGTGCAAGTTCTGGATCACTAACTAAGCCATACTCAGCTAGAGGTCCGTCTGGTCCTGCAATTTCATCAGACACAAAAAACTGAATGTATTCTTTCAGTCCTGATATTTGTCCGATGTGTTCATTCTTTACATAGAATTGTAAAGGACGAGAGATTGGATATTCACCACTAGCAATTGTTTCTGTACTAGCTTCAATACCA